ATAGATGAAATTGCTCTGCTGCGAGCCGTAGATGTTGAAGTTCGACGTGAAGCCCGCTCCGGCCGAAGTGAAGATGGCCTGAGCGCCTGGAACTGTCGTCCAGAAGATGTTGTTTTCAACCACACCGAACGTGCCGCCATTGTTGGCGAAGCCGCGGTAAGAGAAGCCGGCGAAGGTGTTGTAGTAGAGAAAGTTTCCAGTAGCGCTTGTCGCGATGACGCACTGGTACTCATTCGCACTGATGTTGTCGTAAATGTAGTTACCTGTGGAGCCGCCGATCAGGTCCGTTGTGAGGCTCAACAGTCCTTGCTCGCCGATCGAGCGACTGTACCGGTAGGTGTTGTAATTCGAGGCGTCCTGAAGCTGAGTGCAGTAGTTACCATTGTTCTGGCAATCGCTGTATTCAATGAGCGTGTTTGTACACTTCGTGCAATAGAGGCCGTGCCCGCTGCCGCCCTGATAGACCGTGGCCGCCGTGTGGAGATAGTTGCGGTAGAACGTATTGTGGCTGAACGTGTAGGAATCGATCCCGTAAATCGTCCCGCCCTTGTTGACGTAAGAGCCGCTGCCGTTGTTATCCCAGAAGTCGCAGTACAGGATCTGGTTGTGAGAGGGCTGCGAGTTCGTTCCGTGGTTCATGCCGCGCACCAGTGCTCGCATGAACATGAGGTCTTGAAACGTCAGGTAGCTCTGGCCATAGACTCTTACGTCGTAGTCAATCGTCGGCCACTCGACGTTGGCAATGTTGCCGGACGTCCCGACCCAGACGATCGAAGACAGACCAGCGTTGGCGCTCGCGACATCCCACTGCCCCGGACTGACGCCGCTGCGCGGAAGTTGGGATCGCCGAAGCCCTCTTGCAGGAGCCATAGCCAGATTCGGAGCGATAAGGGTCAATATCGGTAGCTATCTGGCTGGACCATGGTGCCGGCTCAGGATCGGCGAACGTGGCCTCCCAGCGCGTCTATAGGAAAGCGCGCAATGAACGTTTCCGACTCTTCGTCGGTCAGGCTGTCACTGCTGCCTTTCAAGTACACAATATCGGCGAGAAATCGCGCGCCGCAAAATATCCGTCATTACTAGACTTCGATCTTGGCCGACTGTTCCTCTTCAGGCGCCAGCATCGCTCGTGCCATCGCGTTCGTGATTGCCGAGATGCCGTCAATGCGGCTGGTGCTCTTCTCGCGCTCCGGCTTCGCGAACGTCAGGTTGTCGTTGCGCTCCACGGTCGCCAGGCAACTCGCATTCCAGCGCAGCACGGGGTGCGTGCCGTGGTGCAGTTTGCCGCGGGCGACGGCCGCCAGGATCTTCTTCGACGGCTCCGAAAGACTCATGTAGCCCTGGCGCACCTCGATGCACTGGTACCCGTTCTCGACCATCGCCACGGAGGCCGGGCGCGAGTTCCACGGATCCCAGCAGATCTCGCGCTCGTCGAACATTTGCGAGCCCCACTCGAGGCGGTCCTGCACGGCGCGGTAGTCGATCACCTCGCCTGGTGTGGCCTCGAGAAAACCGTCGCGGATCCATTGCGCCAGCGGCACGCCGAGCTTCAGTTCGAGCTTGCGAACGCGCGCCTCTGGTACCCAGAAGAACGGCAGGACCTCATGTGTGTCGTCTTTCGCCGGGAACAGGAATACCACGGACGTCAGATCCGTCGTCATCGACAGGTCGACGCCGGCCCAGCAGCGCCGCTGGAAGAACCGCGCCATGAAATCGTGCGGCAGCGTCCGGACCTTGTCCTCCGGCAGCTTTGGCATCAGCCCGGGCGTCTTCCAGTCGCCAGCGCTGGCGTCCCACTTGGCGATCTCGAGGGCCCGGTTTTCCTTCTGATCCCAGATGTTGAGGAAGTACCGCTTGAACGATGTCAGGTCGCCCTCAGACTCCGCGCTCTCGTACTCCTTCCGGATCTTGTCCTCGGTGATGAAGCCGTCGATCTTCTTCCCGTCCTCGCCGAAGCGCACCAGCGACGGGTTCGCTTTATACCAGGTGGCCGGATCCGCCGGGTCGTCTTCCGCCGCGGCACCGTAAATCTTGCCGTAGAACCGATGGTCCGTGACGATGCCCTCTTCGATCCGCCGAGTCTTCTCGTGCAGCTTCCAAGCGAGCGGAGACTCGTTCTGCACGCCCGCCGTGGTAATGGCGATCGTCAGTGTCTGCCGCCGCGTGATTCCGCCTTTACTCAGCACGTCCCAGTTCTCAATCTGCTTTCGCGTCTTCCACCTGTGAACCTCGTCCGCGACCACGAAGGCCGGGTTCACGCCATCGCCGAAGTCGCCGTCCGCCGCGACCGCCGCATAGAAACTGTCGGGGTCCTTGCGTTTCAAAATGCGATGCGTCCCGCGCATGATCCGCAGCCGCTTCTTGAGCAGCTTCGACTGCTCGACCATCTTGCAGGCCGCCCGGAAAACCTGCAGCGCCTGGCGCGTCGCCGCGGCCGCGCCGTAGACCTGGCAGCACGGCGTGTTCGTGCTGACCAGGGTTAAGAGCGCCAGGCCCGCGGCGAACTCGGTCTTGCCGGCCTTCTTTGGGACCTCGAGGTAGACCATCTCGATGATGCGATTGTCATGCTCATCGAGGTTTCCGAAGATCTCGTTCAGCGCCTTTTCCTGCCAGCCGCAAAGCAGAAATGGCTCGCCCCACCAGTCGTCCGCCGTGTGACGGAGCACTTCCTGGAAAAACTTGCAGGCGAAATCCGCATGCTCCTGGGAGAAGCCCATGTCAGGTCGCCGCGACGCCGGCGCGCTCCTCCAGGATCCTCAGGGCATCGTCCTTGTCGTGGTCCTCTTTCTGCGCCTGGCGCCCGTGCTTCACGTGCTCGAACGTCGCTCCGTGGCCTTCGAGCGTGGCTTCCTTGCCGGCGAGCGTCTGCCAGCGCTGGACGATGACGTCGATATACTTGGGATCGATTTCCACACCGCAGCACGCGCGCTCCGTCAATTCCGCCGCGGCGAGCGTCGTCCCGCTGCCGAGGAACGGCTCATACACCAGCTCGCCACGCTTGGTGTGGTTCAGAATCGAGTGCCGCATCAGCGCCACCGGCTTCTGCGTCGGGTGATCGAACTTCTGCTCGTCGGAGCCGCCCATCAGGAACTTCGGGGAGGGCGAGGTCCAGATCGACGTGTTCTCGCCTCCAGGCTTGCCGTACCACGGCGCATTCTTCTTGCGCACGTACCAGCACGGCTCATGCTGGAACCAGTAGTGGGTCCGCGTCAGCACGGCTCGCCCTTTGTCCCAGATGATCTGCTGCGGATACAGGAAGCCGATGCGCAGCAGGCGGAGCTGCTGGTCAAGCTCACTCCGGCGGTGGAGCGATTCCGCGTGCGCCTGCACGACGCCGAGGGACAGGGGGATCAGAAGGCCCGTGACACTCTGGAGTTGTTCCGGCGTAATCTCACGGCTTTTGTGCGCGCCTGGGACTTCCTTTCCCAGATTGTGGATTACGGCTCCGACACGTCGCTGGAGAAGCGCGCCATCTTCTTCCGGCATCTCGCGCCGCTGCTCGACGTTGCGGGTGGACCGGAACCTATCGACCTGTCGCGGGTAGTGCTGACCCACTACAACATCAGGGACCTGGGGCAACATCAGTTGCCGCTGACCACAGGAGGCGGCGACCAGCCTAAGCTCGATCCGCTGACCGCAGTGGGCAGTGCCAGCGTCCATGATCCGGACTTGGCTCGTCTGCGGGAGATCATCCAGAAGATGAACGAGCTCTTCGAAGGTGAACTGACGGACGCCGACCAGATCAACTTCGTAAACCACATTCGTGACAAGATGCTGGAGAACCCTGTGCTGGCCCAGCAGGCCGCTGCAAACAAGAAGGACCAGTTCGCCGCCAGTCCCGACTTCCACGACGCGATGATGACGGCGGTAGTGAACGCCTACGACAACCACATGTCGATGTCCGAACAGGTGCTGAAGAAGGACAACGTCAAAGCAGGGTTGAAGGAGATTCTCAAGGATCTGGTGTACGAGGCGTTCGCCAAGGGCCGGCCGGAGGCGAGGGCAGGCGCCTAATATCCACCTCTACTTCGCGCAGCCGTCCAGCTCAGCATGCTCGTCAATTGACGCAAGCAGGACGGCGAGCTGAGTGGCCCAGCGGATCCGTTTAACGGCGGTTCTAATGCGGTGTTCAGAAAGCGTTGTGTCGCCAGTCGAGAAAATCATCCTCTGCTGGATATCCGGCTCCAGCAGCAGCAGGTTCATGATCTGCGTCAGCCGAGCCCGCGTCACGTAGCCCAGGCGCGCCAGATCGGCGTAATCGCGAACCTCGCCCCTATCCACCATCTCCTGGAACTTGATGGCGAGCGCCATCAGGCGCGCGCTCCGCGGAATGCGCAGCGGCGGATCCGTTGTCGCCTTTGGTTTGGCGGGGCGGCCGCGACGCCGGGCCCAACTGAGGGAGACTTCTTCTTCGCGTTTGTCGTTCATTTGGACGCTCCCTTTTGGCAGAATTCGCTGATGCCATTCGAGTTGTAGGTGACCTTCACCTTGTCGCCGCGGGCATCGTATCCGACCCGCTCGACCAGTTGGCGCAGCAGACGGACCTGCTGCTCGATCGTCATCGTCCTCCAGACCTCATCAAAGTTGCCCAGATGCTGGCGCACCATCGAGCCGTCAAAGCGGATCCGCTCGCCGCGAGCCACGGCCTTTCGCAGTTCTTCGGCCTTCGCGTCGCCGACTACGATCAATTCCCGGAGTCCAGCCTCGCGCGTTGGGTCCAGCTCGGCCGCGCGCACGAGCTGCGACTTCGCGTTGCGGACCTGCACGTTCACGCCTTTCAACTCCTCTCGATACCGGTTCAGTTCCTCCGTCAACCGCAGGCGCGCGGCCCGGGCGGCTTCCTCGACCACTTCAGGCGCCAGCGCGAAGCGGCGGACACTCTCGATCACCGCCTCCTCAACCACGGGCGCCGACACCGCCCGTGTCGTGCACCCGTCGCCGCTCCGCTGGTTCGCCCGGAGGCAAACGTAGTAGCGATACCGGCGATGCTTGCTGGTGGAGTAGCTTGGTGACATCGCTGACCCGCAGCATGAACAGTAGAGCAGACCCCGAAGCAGAGCCTCCGTGTTCGGCCGATGCTGTGTCCCCGGATTCCGGGTGTTTTCCTTCAGCTTCTCCTGGACCAGGTCGAATGTCCGATCATCGACTGTCCGGGCGTGGTTGGCCGCGACGACTTCATCATCCGCGCGAATGCGCGCTGCGTACAGCGGGTTCGCCAACATATTGTAGACGTGGCACTTCCGCATGGGGTGGCCGCCGTACACGTTGCCGTCCTTGGTCGTCCATTGCTTGTTGTGCCAGCCATGGTCGCCGCATTTTGCCACGATGCCATAGACGGTCTGGCCCTCGAGATACCACTCGAAGATCTGGCGCACGCGAGAGGCTTCCTCAGTGTTGATCACCAAGCAGCCAGCTTCCAGGTCGTAGCCCAGCGGGAGGTGGCCGCCTGTCCACTTGCCCCGCTTCCGCGCCAACACCTGTTTGTCGCGCGTGCGCTCGGAGATGATCTCACGTTCAAATTGGGCGAAGGACAGCAGGATGTTCAGAGTGAGGCGGCCGAGGGACGTCGTGGTATTAAAGTGCTGCGTGACCGAGACGAACGTCGCGCCGTGCTTATCCAGGATCTCCATGATCTTGGCGAAGTCGCGGATCGATCGGCTCAGCCGGTCCACCTTGTAGACCATCACGCAGTCGACCTTCTTGGCCTGGACATCCGTCAGCAGACGCCGCAGGGCCGGCCGCTCCATGTTGGCGCCGGTGTAGCCGCCGTCGTCATACTGATCCGGCAGCAGAGTCCATCCCTCGCCGGCCTGGCTCCGGATGTACGCCTCGCCCGCGTCCCGCTGGGCGTCCAGCGAGTTGAAATCCTGGCCCAAGCCCTCCTCCGTCGACTTTCGGGTGTAGATCGCGCACCGGACTGTCGTCGGCGCTCCCGTCTTGTCCGAGGTTGTAGAAGGCGAAGCCGTTCCAGCGCGTGCCCGTGGCATCGGTCACGGCCTTGCTGAGCGACTTGCAGATTCTTCCGTTGCACTCAAAGCCGCCGTCTGCCCGGACGTGGACGATGATGTCCTTCCCCTGGTAGCGACGGATGAGAGGCGTGCCGGGGAGCGGCAGCCGCGGGTCGAGCGACGGCCTCAGGCGTGCTTCTGCCGTCCTTGTCTCGTCGACAGCCTCTCTGAGGAAGTTCTTCGGCGCGCGGATGCGCAAATCGGCGTCGTCCGCTCCGAGAGCCCGCCCCAGGCGTTGGCCTGGATGCGCCAGGCGACGCGGCGGAACAGGAACTGCTTGTGATTGGATCGGGAGTCCTCACCGAAGACCTCGCGGTACCTGTCCTTGAGCTGCGCGGTGGTCAGGTGGCGCAGGCCCTCGATCTCTTCTCTGATTTGTGATGGATTGACCGTGGTTTGTTGTTTCATAGGGTTAGCCAGCAGTCACATGAGGGCTCTCTGTCTCCAGCGAGTCAACTTGGGGGCTGGCCGGATCGGGGAAGAGCAGGCGGACCAGTGCAT